TTGTGTATTTGTTAACGTTGAACTAATATTTGCCTCTTGTTGCTTTACTCCTAATCTTGCTGCTTCTAATACATAACTCTGAAGTGCATTTGCCTGGTCTAACTGAAATTTGCTTTTTGCTGTTTCCTGTACGTTTTTTGCTGTCTGGCTAGCTTGGTTTAATGCCTGTTGTCTTGCAACTTGAGTTAATTCTGCTATTCTATCCCTTTGTATGTTTTTTAGTTCTAAATCTACTGCTCCGAATAATGCTGATTTTGCTGCACCTCCCAAATCAAATTGGGGTGCTGTAGGGTTCCAGCTTTTTGTATCTGTACTTCTTACTGGTTGGCTTACGTTTCCTGGGCCTCCGCCATATATTAAATGTGGGTTTAATCCTGCTGCTTTTAACCTTGCCATTTGTTGCTCTGGACTATTGTAAGCATTTTGCATTTGCCAATCTTGTAAAGAATGTTGCCTTTGCATTCCATACATTTTTTCGTTCCATTCTCTTGTTTTTTTATTCATTCCGCTTTGGACTAAAGCGTTAATGCCTTGACTTGCTAATTGTCCGCCTCCTAATAGTGCTGCTGTTCCTATTGTTATAGGTTCTCTAAGTAATCGTATAGTTGTTACATTGTTAAACATATACTTTGTTTTTAAGTGTTTTTATTTATTTTCCTTAATCCACTTTTAGGCTTTTTGTCCTTAAGCAGTCCTTATCGTTCCTCTGCGTCCTTTTTTCGTCTTTTTCGCCTCTTTGTGGCTTTAGTGTCAATAAGCACTAATATATCAAGGGTGTATTAGTGCTTATTTGCTGCGCGCTTCGCTTGCGTTCCGTTAATTTTTCAGCGAAACAAGTTTCGCCAAAAAATAAACGTTGTTTAGTTTTCTGTTTGATTTTCATCTTTAATTTCTGTAATTGTGGTACGCTTTTTAGCTCGTTTCTTTTCTATTTCCTGTTTTACTCTATTGTTAATATCTTTTAATTCTTGTTCTGCTTTTTCGCGTAGTTCTTCAATTTCTGCTAAATCTAGTTTCTGTGGATCTACATCAAATCCTTCTTCTCCTTCCCAAATAGGGGTTTTTTGTCCTTCAAGAGGAAGTCCTTTTGCATACCTAATAAGTAACTCCCTTAATGTCATTGACTGGTCTGGTACTGTCTTGCTTTCGCCTACATTTACTTGACCTTTGTACTGCTTTGCTCTTTTGCTTACGCCTTTGTGTGTCATAATCTTGCTTTTAATTTTTGTTGTTTAAATGGTTTTTGTCTTTCTTTTGATTTTTTTGCCATTCTTCTGAAATCGTTTGCGGTTTCTTCTGCTTGTTTGTAATAGTACAAATCGCCATACTTGTCTTGTAATTCATCTACCTGTTTTTGCGATTCTGCACGCATAAATACTCCTATTCTAAATCTTTGTGCCTTTGACCTGACTTTATTACCATTTTCATCAATGTAAAAGTTTTGGTCATATATTTTGTCCTTATAATATCTGGGCATGGCTGCTTTCTTGCCATCTTTTAATGGTAAATACACTTTATTTTCTATGTTTCCTTTTGTGTGCCACTTAACCATATTTTCGGTGAGATATCCCGCACCCAGTCCTTTAGACATGAGGGCGAACTCTTTTTGTCTGTCATCTCCATTAAATTGGGGTATTTTCTTATCCTTACTAATATACTTAAGAGTATAGCCAACACTGGCATCACCAACATCACCAAAATGCACATTACCAAGACTAGTATCATTAAGCTTCCAAGCATTTTCAACTATTTTAGGGTTTGCGTTGAATAATATTATATGATAATGTGGTCTTTCTCCTGTATCTCCGTATTCTCCTACTGCGTAATAACTAATTTTTTGCTTTGTTAATTTTCTAAGCCTTTTGAAAAAATCTTGTACATCCTTTTTAACAAGTGTTTCAAAGCCGTTTTTAGTTTTCTTAATGTGTTCATCATTGTAAGTAAGAGTAACGAAGTGAGCAGAATTGCTCTGCTCACTTTGTTTGTTTAGTCTAAATGCCCATCCTGATACTCTGCGTCTTATACATGCGGGGCATTTCCCACATGGAAATGGCATGTATCCTGTTTCTACTCCTTTCACTATTTCCATTTTCTTATGAAAGGGTGTTTGACATCTAGTACTCATATATTAGAACATTGGCGTTCCGAACTTAGGCATAGGTCTAACCGCTCTAATCTTGTGCAATATTTGACAATATAAATTGTCTGTATTCTCAGGGTCATCAGTTACCGCAAATATGCGGTCTACATCATCTGGGTTACACTCAATAAATGATTGGTTAAGATTTGGTTGATTGTTAAAAATTCTACCTAAGTGCCAATAGGCTAGGGTTGTCCTGAAATCTCCAGCTACTCGGTTTGGCATAAACTTATATTCTGCATAACGGGGTACATAACCAAAAGTTAATGCGTCATTGTTTGTGTATGCGTATAACTCATTGTTTGTAACGGGTTGCTCTCCAATGTGTGCAAATGAAGGCCAGAAGAAATCAAGTGGGTCATTTTTAAGAAATGTTTTTGGTATTCCTTGCTGGTAAGCACCTTTTGGCATAACGGACATAATTCCAATAATGTATCCATGTTCTTCACAAAAATATGTACCATATTTTCCGGTTGATACTGCTACTCCATGACCAGCCATGTTACCTTGTGGGGTTTCATCACTAAGTCCTGTTGTGTTTAAAACTTCACTAATTACTACTGGTGTTTTTACTCCTGTAATGTATTCGGGGCGTTGAAGTCTTTTGTCGCTACTTTTTACTCCGAAATGCATAAGGATATTCTCAATATATCGTGTTCCACCGCGTGCGTTTTTCTCTAGCCATTCTTGTAATCTAAATGCTCTGCGTAAATCGTTAATTGTTGTTGCTGAAATGTCGAATTCATCGCCGTCTACAAATAAGAAATCTGGGTCTACTGTTGAACTGCCTAAATCTTGTTTAGCATTGAAATTATTCCAAACAGCTGTACTTCCTGGTATTGTTTCTGAATAAGCTTGCCTTGGCGATATATTATTACTTACTCTAACTGGTACATCATTCTCAATTTGTCCAATAGGAATATCTACTGCTGCGCCTTTTTGTGCAAATGGTAATGCACTTGTAAAATAATCATGTTCCCATGCTCTAAGACGCATTTCGTATAAATCTGTGTTTCCTGTGTTGTCACCGTCATTTAATTGATAAGTTACTTCGGGAACTAAATTTTGGTCTCTGTAATACTCGTTATATATAGCTTGATATGCTGCTAATGGTAATGCTTGAATATTACGGGGTAGGGCGGGGTTGCTATTATTTGGGGGTACACCTAAATAGTCAAGAAACTTCTTTCTTTCTGCACTGAATGAGGGTGCATACTCAAAATAGGGTATTACATGGTTTGAATTTGCATCTACAATAAACTTTTCCCAATTTTCCCATATGATACGGTTTGGTACAAAGAAATAGTGCATACTTACGTCCATGCGGTGCATAACTGGTGCAAGTAGGGGTGCGAATCTGATTAAACTATCGCATCCAATGTTGAACATGTCTCCGGGTACGCATTCTATCACGCATGTAGGCGTGAGTTGTCCCATTTTAGATGACATTTTTACGTCATGTGTTAAGTCGAACACATTTTTCTTCGGTTTACTTACTTCAACCGAGTTAAATAGATTTTTGTTTGCCATTTTGGTTGGTTTTTGTTATATTATGTTAAAGTCTAATACCTCCACGTGATACATAGTATTTGCGAAGTCTTTTAGTTTTTGACCGACGTTTGCGGTTTCGCTTAGAATAGAGTCTTCTGCGCATTGTGTTAGTTTTTAAGGGTTTATGTTTATTTCTGTTTAGTAATTTTTAGTTATTTTTCCTATAATTTATATTATCTTCAATATCAGTTAAATACGTGATATAATTCTACTTTTTATATACTTTTTTTTCCACATATATGTGGATATCCCCTACCCTATGGGGTAGGGGGTTTTGTTATTAGTTGTTTTGGTTTATCATATTAGGTTATTTCCAAATTTTATTCCACCAATTCTTTAATTCTTCAAATGGTTTATCTATTGCTTGTCCTAATACTCTCATGTACATAGGGTCATTTGGGTTAATTCCTTTTTCCCTGAGGTCTATTTCTATTTGCTGTAGTATTCCAGCTCTTTCCTTGTTCCTAGTGTCTTGTCTAATGTTATATCTTTCTTCTTCTGTTTTTGCAATATTTGCCCTTCTTTGGTCTATATCTGCCAATGCTAATTTTAAATTAGGTTGTTGCATTAAAGCTTCTGTTACTATCTGCTGAGTTGTTCTTTGTGTATTTGTTAACGTTGAACTAATATTTGCCTCTTGTTGCTTTACTCCTAATCTTGCTGCTTCTAATACATAACTCTGAAGTGCATTTGCCTGGTCTAACTGAAATTTGCTTTTTGCTGTTTCTTGTACATTTTTTGCTGTCTGGCTAGCTTGG